TGTTCTTTTGCAATTGCCTCTGCAATAGGGTCTGCAATTGTCTCTGATTTATTAATAAACTTTTTAGGTACTAAGCCATGATATTCTACAATCTTACATGAGGTATTGGCCGTTCCTACTTCAAACTCTGCAAGTGCTCTTAGGTCGTCTACTGTCTTACCAAATGGAGCAAGAGGAATGCTATTGTACATCCCATCACTAATACTTTTCTGCACTACGTTCATTGGAACTTGGAAGACGTGAGCACAGCCTAGTGCTTCGTCTACACTTCTTGCAGAAGGGTCAATTACAAAGTTTCTTGGGGCAATTGGTACAAGCTTGACTTTGTAGACAGACTTAAAATCAATACTAGGAATGTTTGGGTCCTTAGAGATTACAGGCTCTTTGCACTTATCTACTACAATCTTGGCAATACCTGTGCCGTATAGAGCACCATTCTGGTATGCCTCTGAGATTGACTGGACTACACCATATTCCTTAAAATCATCTAGAAGATAGTCTACATACCTAGACATTTCTTTTTGTGTTTCAGGAGATGTAACGTCTACATTCTCCTTAACGTCAATCCATCTATCACGAATAAAGGTTGCATCTTCTAATTCTGCAACACATGTCTCAATTGCCTGAGCTAGTTCAGGGCATACAATACGGCTACGCTCGGACTGTCTGTTTGCATCTAATTCAGTCCAGAAACCTCTCCAGAGTCTGTAATACTCATCCCATTTGGAATCATAGTTCTGAGTACGCCATTCTTCCCAGGCATTTACTCTCTCCATTACCCATCCGGCTAACGACTCTGTATTATCTTCTGATGCCATTTAGTATCCTTTACCTTCCATTAATTTATTACTTTTAAGCACCATTTGCAAAATTTCATATCAGTAGCCCGAACAACTATCCAGAGGGGCTGCATAGGCAGAATCGTACTCAAAGTCTTGCATATAGGTAACTGTTGCAATCTGGTCAATATATGCCAATGAATCTAAAAGGTCGTCATGAGCCATAGGATTGGGAAAGTCTCCCATCTGTTCCTCTAGTCTTTCGAGGTATGGTCCATCTTTGAATTGTATTCGGCCATGTTCAAGCCTTCCCTGCAAGGCCCACACGATACGGTCGATTTTAGATTTTCCGCCGTGTGATACTTCTGTAATATTTGGAAAAGTGTTAAGCCTTGCACACTGGTCTGACAGATAGGGCATGATTGCATTTTTAAGAGCACCCTTCTCAATTCCAACTGCTCTTGGTCGTACATTCTGAGAAGCTCTAAGGATTCTAATAGAAGTCTCTCTTGCATCCCAACGTCCGTGAATGATGTTTTCGACCCACCATCCATAGGTACCTACCTTTACAATACTAATTGCCGTTTCGTCTAGGGCTGCAAACTTACTTGCAGTCATATTTTCTTTGGTACCAAATCCGGCAGGGTCAACAGTAATGAAATAAGAGCCATCTGCAGGCTCTGAATTATTAATGGTGATTAGCTCTGGATTAAGTACATTACCTCCTGCCGTACTAAAGCTTGCCTCAAATTCCTGTTTAAAAGCAGCTTTGGATAATCTTCTCTTCTGAGACTTAATTTCGTCTTCTGAAAGAAAAGGATTATCTACGGACTTAAAGGAGAATGCCGCCCACTCTGTGTTGGGAAGTGTTTCTTGTTCTTGTACGGCATCCTGGTAAAGCTTATAGAAATGGTTCTTTCCGCGAGGACTCCCGATGAATAAGGCACCACCCTTAACGTCAGCGAGAGTAGGAGAAAGAATGGTTTCCCATACTTCTGGCTTCATCGAAGCATATTCATCCATTACTACGTAGGATAAGCCTACTCCTAGTAGCGTCTCAGGTCTGTCTGACCCTTTAAGATGAATTTCCCTTCCGTTGATTAACTTGATTACGTTAGTGTTTTCAAGTGTACTTGCGATTACTGGTTCTCCTAGTTTCTTTAGGAGCTTCCACATAATGTCTTTTGCCTGTTGGAAAGTAGGAGCTACGTAATAGACTACTTTTGTAGGGTCTAACTTATATCCGTATTCGTTAGTGTCCTTCAAGGCTTCAATCAATAAGGTAACTGCAGAAAGATAGCTCTTACCAAATCTTCTACCTGCAGCTACAATCTTAAATCTTTTTTTAGTATTAAAAATAGATAACTGAGCAGGATGTAGAGCAAAATCTAGTGAGATATCTTTAGTCAATCTCTTTACCTAATTTTCTATATCTTTCTATATTTTCTTCATAGACCTTGTTTGGTACATTTTCTGCTACTAGTTCAGGGTCGTCAAAAAATAAATCCATTAAATCATTACTAGTAATCATTACATGGTCTTCTTTTGGGAAAGTTACTCCCGTATGTTCAGGCCATGTTCCAATTAGTCTTGCATAATGTCCATCATAATACGAAGGATATCTTTGAACTATTATAATAGGAGACTTACCTACAGTTACGTCCAAATCCTCTGGATATCTCTGTAGTTCTCTTATTAGTTCTTTTACCTTCATAGAATTTAACAGCCTTCCTTACCGCCCTTACCTGCTCCTGGCTCCATACCTGACCGACTACCGTTAAACTTGCTTACGGGTCGATACTTACCTACAGGCTTGACACCTGTACCGGCAGTAGGATTGGAATTCTTATGGTCGGCATTCTGACGAGAACCTGTTGCAAGTTCTGATAAACCTAAATTAGCCATCTATAATTTCTCCTTCGAGGATATCCTCTTCTTCTAAATCATCTTTTTTATCTGATTTACCGAGAATAACCTCGGAATTACCTGAAACATTAATACTAATATTGAAACCACCTGTAGATTTACCTGTACCTTCGTTCTCACCTGCCTTTAGGACTGGAAGAACTCTGTCTAATAGTATCTTCGAGGCTTGTAAGTCCCCCGCCAGGGACTGCTCAATGACTTTTTGGACAATATTAGGAAGATTTCGGATAATCTTTGTTTCTGCCTGCTCTACTTTTGTCTTTTTTAGTGCTGCTAACAGCTTGTTTTGCTGTTTTGTATTCTGAATCTCCCTTTTGAGGGACTCAGGAGAGTCTTTATTGGGTATTAAAGACCTTGGATCTACCCTCTTAGGAGTTTTTTTCTACTCCTGAGGAAAGGGATGGTAAAGATACAGTACAAGAAACATTGGTTGAAT